CGATCCAAGTCGGCGCATTCGACGGCATGAAGAACCATCCAGCAACCGTGAAGCTCTGACTCTGGCATTGGATGTTAGCCGCCGTGGAGGTTAAGGACTGACTACTAGCCGAAGTAAACGACGCCGCATTGTCGTAGCTCGACGGCGTCTGGGTTCCGCTCGCGATCCCGGCGCGGCTGAAGTAGGCCAGGGCGTCGGGGTCCTGGCCGCTTCTCAGGATGATATTGGTCCCCGCGGAGATCGGCATGGCTCAGGCGAGCTGGGTCTTGAGCGAGAAGAAGAATCCCTGGCCGCTGTTCGGCGTGAAGGCCGCACGGACTTCAGGGATAACCCAGAGCGAAGTCGATCCGCTTGCCAGCGTGAAGGGGAGCGAGCTGCCAGATCCCGAGAAGGATCCCATCGTGTAGGCCGAATCACCGCTGCCGGAGGTCTGCCATCCAGCGAGGTCGATGAAGCCGATCCGGCTGGCCCTGGTGGCCCAAAGGCCGGAGCTCCATGTGGTGCTTTGGTCATCCGCGGAGACTGCTGATGTGTAGAGATGGAGCCGGATGGTGGCGCTGAAGCTGGCCTGATTGGTCACTCCTCGTGCCGCGACGATGTAGCCCGACCCCCCGGCGACCGGGATCACATTGGAGAAGGCTTGTGTGCCAGTCATCGTGGGCCTGATGGCCGCGCCCGCGACATAGGCAGTCGTGTTGGCTGGCCTGGTGAAGTCGAGATTTGAGATGACGATGGGCGAGAAGTTCGAAGCGGTCGCAGAGACGACCAGGTTGCCGGAGGCATCGGCCCGGAAGGGGATGTTTCCGTTGGCGGACTTGCCGACGATCAGTGTGGAGGGATTGCTCATAGTGATATGGGGTGGGTTATGGGGAGGGGTGAAGGGGATTTACCATGAAGCTCATGGAGAGCATGAAGAGGAGAGATGATCTGGTTAGTCCTTGATGGGCTTCATGGTGAGGTTTCTCATTTCTGATTCTCAGCCAACTCTTGCCGACCATCTTCCTCCCATGCCGCCGACCTGGAGGCCGATCTTGTCGCTCTCTCGGATGAGGTGGCCCTCGGCCCGGTATTCCTCGTTGTTGGCCTTGTCGAGCTGGCCATCCTCTCGGAGGGCGTCACTGGCGATGGAGAGCTTCAGGTAGTCGGCCAGGACGGAGGGGACCGGGAGCTGTTTCCAGTTGGCTCCATTGGGGGGCTGGACGTTGGAACTGGCCAGGATCGCCTCGTAGCAGTGGCCGTCGGAGGCCCTCACGATGTCCCCGGCGGCGTAGGTTGTCGCCGCGCTCCATGACGTCGCGCTGTATTGGTAGGGCCTCAGCCGGTAGTGCACCCATACGTCGGATGCCTCGATGTCGGGGTCAAGCAGAATCCTGTCATTCCTGAGAGAATAGCCGACTTCCTTGGGGTTGAGCGTCTTGTCCGGGTCGTCGAGGTAGATGCCAAAGATCTCGCCAAAGGGCTCCTGACCGGCCTGCTCGTAGGAGAGTGAGAGCTCCTCGCCGCTGATTTCCGGGCTGCGCTGCTCGATCCGGCAGAGCTCAGGCCAGCGGTCCCATTCCCAGGCAATGGCGATCCGGGTGTTGAGATACTCGGTGAGCGAGGCGCGTGTGGAGGAGAGGATCGCGGCCGAGGGGTCGAGTCCCATCCGTGCGGCGACGCCGGTGATGATCTTCTCGTAGGTTGTTGTTCTCACGGGGATGAAGGGGATGGAGGGAGCATGAAGAGGAGAGGTGAGTTGGTTAGTCCTTCATGAGCTTCATGCTCTTCATGGTGAATCAGGTTTCAGCCTTGGCCTTGGCCGAGGCTTTGCAGTGCAGGCACCGCGCCCATCCGGCCGATTTGGGCGTTCTGCTGCTGGGTCATCTGGAACTGGAACGACTGGACCCGTGCGTCGATCATCTTTCGGAAGATCTCATCCTGCTGGTAGCGCTGGCTGACGGCGGGGTTGGCCTGGATGGTCTGCTGGAGGACTTGGAGTCGGACCTGCGGGTTGCCGCCCTCCTTGAGCGGGGGCTCGGCACCGGCGGCGATCTTGGTGAACTGGACCTGCTCATCCTCGGCCTCGGCGGCGGCGGCCACCCCGGCGTCGCGGACAAGAGCCTCGCCCAGGACGGGATCCACCGCGCCCATGATGAACTTGACCAGGCCCGCCCGGTCAATGACCCCCGCCACATCAAGCGGGATCGCCACCTTGGCGATGTAGTCGAGCTTCTTGCCGAGGAACTCATTGTCGAGATCCCGCACATCGAAGTCGGCCTGCAAATCGAACTGTCCCTGAATCTCCTCGCGGGATAGCTGGAACTTGCCCGGCAGCATCCCGACGATCCGCTGGATCTGGCTGTCGGTCAGATACTGCTGCATGAGCTGGAGTGTCTGGGTGACGGCCAGCTTCATGTCGGTGAGGAAGCTATCGACGAGATCCTGCTGGGCGAGCATGGTGCGGGCCGGGGCGATGGCGGCGGTGGCCCGGCCGAAATACTCGTCCACATCGCCGCGGGTGGATTGCTCCACCTCGATGGTCCCCTTGTCAAAAGGCGGCGGCTCCATCCATCCGAACTCTCCGGGCCTGCGCTCGGGGATCTGGGTGCCGGGTCCGAAGACCAGCTCGATCTTCCCCCGGTTGGCCGGGACGCGGACGGGGGGGAGGATGGCGATGGAGGCGCGGTCGCTCCGGTAGTCGCGCTGCGTCTTGATCTCGGTCTGCTGGGTGGCGACCAGCTCGGGGATGCCGCGTGACTCCAGGAGATTCCGGCTGGTCCGCTCGCGGGGTAGCTCGATGAAGGGGAACTGGCCGTGCTCGTAGGGGGAGATGTCGTGCTTGGCGACGAGGTCGGTGACGGCCGTATTGAGGACGGTGCATTCGACTCGGGTGGCTCCCTTGTCGTGGACCTTCCGGTAGAGGTGGAAGACCTCGATCAGGTCGCGGTCGTTGTCGGCGAGGTGCTCGTTGTTGCGGAGGATGTTGCGGTTGACCCGCTGGGTCATCCCCTTCTGCTTGACGGCACGCTCGACCCACTCGGCGTCGTAGCCCTCGGTCAGCTCGCGCTCGCGCAGCTCCTCCTCGGTGATCAGCTCGCGGCGGGCGACCCATGGTGCCCTCTGGATCGACCAGCAGGAGGCGGGGAAGAGGATGTCCTCCAACGGCTCGAGGGCGACCCACTCGGGCTTGGACTCGAAGATGTAGGGTGACTCGTACTCGAAGATCCCCTTCTCGCGCAGGGCGCGGACGGCTGAGAGCTTCCCGGCCTCCTCGGCCAGCAGGCCCAGCATGGCGCGGGCGCTCTCCTCTTGCAGGGGATCGAGGATCGCCTCGACCAGGGCGGCGGCGGCTCCGTCTCCTTGCAGGGCGACATTCTGGATCTCCTCCAGGGTGATCGACTTCTTCTCGATGCGGGTGGTGGTCCTCCAGAAGATCCCCATAAAGGCCAGCCCGAAGGTCTCCCGGATCTGGAGCGCCAGCTCCACCTCGCGCCGGAGGTCGTCGAGGCAGTGGACCTTCATCATCCAGTTGAGAGCGACCTGCACGGCCTGCTTGATGATCGAGTCGCTCGACTCGACCGGCTGGACCTGCATCCTTGCCGAGAAGAAGGCCCGCTTGAGCAGGCGGACGGTCTCGTTGATGATGGTGTCGGCCAGTCGGATCCGGCTGTCGGCGGCACCGTCCCATGGAAAGGGCTTCCGGCCGAGCGATGCCTGATGCTTGCGGCCATCCTCGCTCTGACCCGCCCAGAGACAGAAGCGGGTGTTAAAGTTCTCGACCTTCCGCCCGAAGTAGTAGGAGGCATCGGCCTCAGCCTGGGAGATCTCGGAGAGAAGGGTGGAGATTTGGGTGCGATCCATGGGGAAAAGGGAAAAGTGGAAAGTGGAAAGTGGAAGGCGAAAACGGGGAGGCTCTGATTTTCGCTTTTAGCTTTTAGCTTTTTCAGCGGGTAATGCGGATCTTCCTCTCCGCCTTGGGTGCGGCGCAGTGGGGGTTCTTCTTGAGGAAGTCGGCGCGGAAGCCCTTGTCCTGCCAGCAGCCTCGCTCCTTCCACTGCCAGTAGTAGTAGGCGTCGGCGTCCACGCTCATGGTGTGCTGGCCGATCCCCTCGATCATGGCGCTCTGGATGCGGGAGTTGGCCTCGGCGACCTGACGCTGGCGGATCTCGGCCATGACGGCGGAGGCGTGCCAGCCGGAGTAGAGCTCCTTCTTGATGAGGTCAAGCACCTCGGGATCGTCGATCCCTATGTTCTCTTCAGTAATCATCCCCTGTGTGATCTGGCTGGGATGCTCCCCCCATGACAGGGGAGCATCCGGTGTCAGACCACCCGATTAGGAAGCGGTCGAAGCGATCTTGCCGAAGCCGCGGGGGTTGTGGCAGACGAGGCCAGCGATGGCGTCGATGATGCCACGGGGTCCACCGCCGCGATCCTCAAGCTCGCGGAAGGCGGGACGGCGGCCGTAGCGCACCTCGACCATCTCGGGGTCGATGATGTACCCACGGCGGCTCTGAACCGCTGCGTTCCCGTCCTGGGCCAGAAGCAAGGAAGGGAGAAGTTGGAGCGACCCAAAATCGCCTTCGAACATGTCGATAGTCGAGGTGATCTTCTTCTCGGCGGCACCCTGCGTGAAGGTCTTCACGTTGAGGGCCACGTTGGTCGAGCCAGCCTGGGTGCGGGTGAACTCCGTGAAGCGGCGCTTCAGGGTCGGGCCGCAGAGCAGCACGAGGTTCTTCACAGTACCGGTCTGCTCGTAGATCGCCTGGAGCAGGTTCTGGATGGAACCCTCGGTGATCGAGTCAGTGGCGGTCGTGCTGATCGCACCGGAGACGGAGCGGTAGTCGCTCGGGACGGGGAGATCTGCCTGAGCTGCGGTTGCTACCCAGCTTCCCAATCCCCTGGTGCGGTACGGGGTGCTGGCTCCGCTCTGCTGGACGCTGTCGCTGTCCGAGCAGAAGGCGGCCTCGATGTCGCGGCCGAGCTCCTCGATGGACTTGGCGGCACCACGGGCCATCTCCTTCTTGCGGCCGACACCGGCGACATCGGAGATGTTCGCGGCGAAGTCGTCCACCATGATGGATCGGCGGAACTTCTGGCAACGGCCGGAGAGCTTCGCACGCTGGGCGGCGGGGGAGTCCCACGCGGAGACGTCGTCACCGGCCATGACGCCGGAGAAGGAGGGGGCATTGTAGCCGTCTGCTTGCCAGGAGAAGACGTCGGGGTTGACGAGTTCGGCACCCTTCTTGGCGAGGGCGAGGAGGGGCTTGGACTTGGCGTCCACGACGGCGATGAGATCGCTCAGGTCCTCGCGGAGGCCCTTGCTGATCTGGTCATTGATAGTGAGTAGGGGCATTTTGGTTGGTTGGTTGTTCGGAGTCGGCGGGGGTAGTTGTGCCTATCCGATGAGTTATCCGATGAGTGATTCCATGAGGGCTGCGACCGAGTCCCGGTCTCCACCCTCCAAAGCTTTCTGTAGCGACGCGGCGTCGCGTGCGCTCTTGGCGGGGATCTTCGACTTGCCTGTCACCTTCGGAGGCTCCGGCGCGGGTGACTGCGCCTTCCGGGAGGGGGAAGCGGCTGGGGCTGAGGCTGATTTAGCTTTGGCCTGTGCTTCCTGACGCGCCATGCGGGCCTGCTGGCCGACAAGGGCATCTCCGATGATCAGCTCGACATTGGGATACTTGCCCAACGCGGGATACTGCTTGAGGATGTCCCGGAGCGCCTTGCTCTCGGCCGAGCCCTGGGTGAAGAAGGCGGGGTAGGCCGTCTGGGCCTCGGCCCGACTGGTCTCCCTCTGCGCCAACCATGCCCTGCGTGCCGGTCCGTGATCGGTCACGATCGCGTCGGCGGCTGCGAGGTGTCGGGCCATCTCGGCCGCATCGACATACTCCTCACTGCCATCGGCCCCCTTCACGGTGGCCCCGTCGCGGTGGGTCATGGCCCAGGTGCGCACCCGCTTGGCGGTGGCGATCCTGGCATCCAGGTCCTCGATGGACTCGACGTCGGTGAGCGGATCCTCGGGAGTCGGCTGGAGCACCACCTTGGAGGCGGCGGCCAGTTCCGTCCTGAGCTTCTCGGCTTCCTCGCGGGTCTTCTCCAGCGCCTCTTCGGCCTCGCGCCTCTTGGCGGTCAGCTTGTCGATGCGCTTGAGCAGCTTGTCAGCCTTGGGGGACCGGGCCTCGCCCTTCTCTGTGTCCTCGCCGTCGGCTTCCTCCGCGTCGTCGTCCTCTTCGTCGGATGATTCCTCATCCGTCGTGGAGTCTTCCTCTTGCTTCTCCTCATCCGTCGTGGAGGCTTCCTCCTGCACGGATGGTGCTGTGTCATCGTTCCCGGAGTCTTCGGTCGCCTCGGGCTTCTCAGCCGTGGGCTCCTCTTCCTCCGTTGCGGGCTTCGCTGATTCGATCCGGATGCTCTTCGGGAGGAATGCCGCGATGTCCGTCAGACTAATCTCGTTCTCTGCTGCCATAGGTTAAGTCGCCTAAGTCGAAACAAGCCCCTTTGTTCCCTGCTCTCCGATCAGGCTGGCCGGGCTAGGTACTGCCGCCTGATATGCGCACTCGTCAGGTATCGAGGGGGGAGGTGTCAATAACTTTCTAACTGGAACCAGTTAGAAAGTTGGGAGCTAGGAGCTAGGAGTTGGGAGATGGGGGGATACCCTCGCCTCAGTCCTTCAGCCTTCAGCCTTCAGCCTTCAGCCTTCAGCCTTCAGCCTTCAGCCTTCAGCTCTTAAACCGATAATGCTGCGTCGGATAAACACCGCGAAGCGCCGTGGCGATCCTGAATGTTCGACACTCGGCCATTCCGCTATGCACGGCCTGCGAAATCAATGTCCCTGTCCTTTTGTCCGATAGCCCCCATGCACTCTCAAGCTCCCGGCGGGTGTACCATCCGGTGGGAACCTTTTCGGGCTTTTGCAATGGTCTGGACGGTTTCCGCTTTGCTGGCCCTCGACTCTCGACCCTCGACCCTCGACGCTCGGCTTTTGCCTTCTTCATTGGAACTTGGAGGCCAGTGTCCCGAGCAGTGAGCGACCCTCGATGATGGGGATATTCAGGTGGAGGAACTCGCCTGAGCGGGCGACGACCTGCACGCCGAAGCCATGGCTCCATCCGACGGGATTGGTATTTTGCCAGAGCGGTTGAAGCTCGCAGAGGCATCCCGGATTCCAAGCGGCGATGGCCCCCGTGTGGACGGGTCTGCCGGTCGAGGACTGGGCGCGGTGGGTATGGCCGAAGACGAGCGGTGCTCCGAATGCCTGGAGCATGGAGTCGGTCGCCTGCCTCGGGGTGCGGCTGCCGTGGGTGAAGTAGCATTTCCCCAGTCGGATCGCGCCGGGCAACTTGAGTCCCATGTAGAACTCTCCCTGCCGGTAGTAGGGGATCCCGCGTTCCTTGAGATTGAGCAGGAACTCGGGAGCGAAGGCACGGCGAAGGAACTCGGCATCCTTGGCATTCCGCAGTGACTGGGTGACGCACCAGGTCTCGACGCGGCGTTCGTGATTCCCCTCGATGTAGTGGAGGCGGGCGCGAGGCGCGGCAGTCTGGAGCGCATCGAGGAAGGCACGGGTGGCGGCGATATCCTGCTCGTAGGTGTAGGAGGTCTCGGCGACATAGCCCAAAACATGATGCTGTGCGAGCAGTCCGCCGCAATCGACATGATCCCCGAGCAGGACGATCTCGTCGGGGTTCAGTGACTTCACATCACCGAGACAGGCCGAGAGCGCCTGCTGATCGGCCTTGCACCCATGGGTGTCGGGGATGACGACGCGGACCAGCTCCTCACCGGAAGAGCGTGCGCTCTTGGCCGGGACGGGTGCCTTGGCCCTTGGCGTGGCGTGGGCACGCTCCAGCGCGGCGGCGAGCTTGGAGTTGGATTCCTCGGAGGATCGCAGTTGTTCGCGCAGACGGCGCACCTCATCGGCGGCGGCTGATTGTTCGAGTAGGGCCTTGGCCCCTAGCAGTGTTTTCTTTCCCATAGTGTCCCTTTCTCCCCCGAGATGCGGGGGATGAGCGTCCGTCAACGCTGACGGACCGACTCCTGACGCCTGCGCTCCAACTCGTGACGCACTGTGCGGATCATGTCAAGCCCTCCTGCACAATGAGCGAGCAGACCCGGCTTGTCGGCGACGGTCGCCGCGCTCACCAGCTCGATCTGATCGGCCTCGGCATCGGCCAGCAGCTCCTGCAATCCCCGCCACCAGAGCGGCTCATCATCGAGCCCGACGGAGAAGGCCATCAGGCGCTCCTCATCGCTGAGGCGATGAGGGGAGGCTGAAGGCTGAAGGCTGAAGGCTGAAGGGCTGAGGAGGGACTTGATGCGGTGGATGATGTAGGTGATGGGGTTCATGGGGTTGGGTTGTTTGGTTGATTTACAGGGATGAAGGGGATGAAAGGGATGCTTTGAATGCGTTGAGTTCATCGACGGCAGGGAAGTAAAGTTCTCTTGATAATGCTTCGCCGATGGCGACGGCACGGGACAGTTGCGCCTTCAGCCTCTCGACCTCGGCCTTTGATGCGGTTAGTTCGCGTTCGATCTCAGCGCAAACCGCTGCATGAACGTAGTTCTCATAGACGGGGCAATCTTTCTCCGAAAGTTCGTAGTTTTGCTTGAGCGACATAGCGGAAACAGTTCGTGGTGTGTCTGTTATTTCATCATTCATAATTCATCCTTCATAAATTCCCGTCAGTACGTTCCACCGGAGCGGACTGACAAGATTTCTCCTTCTACATTTGTCACTCCTGAGAGGCAGAAGTACCGCAGGCAGTCGATGGGATCCTTGAGCGCGCCGGTCTTCCCGTCCGCGCCGGTCCATTCCTTGAGCGCATGGATGGTGTTCTTACACTCCTCGGAGACGTAGAGCCGGGGCTGGTTCAGCGCATCGACCGGCTTGCCGGTGTCGTAGTGGAGCCAGTCGTTGATCAGGTCGATCCCCTCGTCGATGTTCGTGCCTGGGGTGGCGACGAAGTTCAGGCCGATCTCGGCGCATTCCTCGATGAGCGTGGTGGCGCTCTCGCGGGCGACGGTGGCGGCATTCCCATAGCGGGAATCCATCCAGCGCTCGAAGACTTGCTCTCCCTTCTCCAGTCGCTCGATCTCCTCCTTGTACCTCTCCAGTCCGAAGCCGAAGCTCTTCTGCGCCGGACCGGCACGGCCGTCGGCCTTCTTCCCGTCGGGCTCGGCCCATGCGCCCGCGTAGCCGACGCCGTCGATGTAGTCCTGTCCGGGCCACTCCCGATAGACAAAGGCCCTGCCCGAGTCGTCGATGATCAGCCAGATCATGTACCAGTTCCGACCCGAACAGGGATCGACAAACTGGTAGCGTGTCCCCTTGGTCGGGATGCGGCTCTGGGGGATGACATGGACGCGGTCACTGAAGAGGGGGAAGCGTCCGGCGATCGCCTTGGTCGGGACGCCGTAGGCTCGGCAGAGGATCTCGGGGCGGGCGGCCTTCTCCAGCTCTTCCCTCATGCGGGTCCAGCCTGCCCAGGGATTGTTCCGGGTGTGGAAGTAGAGCACGCTCGCCTTCCTGCGGACGCACTTCTGGATGACCGGAACCTTCTCATGGCCGGTGAGCGTGCGCTTCCCCTCGACATCGCCGTAGATCGGGAGCAGCTCGGCATCGGTCTCCTCGACCGCCTCGGCCCCGGTGAGGTAATCCTTCACCGTGGCGCTGTAACCCTCGACCGGCGTGAAGCTGACGATCAGCTTCCCATTCCGGTCGAGCAGGCGGTAGCGCATGGTGGTGAGCCAGTCGAGCGGAACCAGCTCGTCACACCAGATGATGTCGAGCTCGCCCCCCTCGATCGTCGAGACATCCTGGGCGTAGTTGCGGAACCAGCACTGGGATCCATTCGGAAGGACGAAGGCATTCTCCGAGAAGCCGTTCTTCTGCGAGTAGGAGATATTTGTGACCTGAGTCTTCTTGGCGGTCTTCCATTCGAGCGGCATCATGTTCCAGATGTAGGGCTGCTGCATCTCGACCGAGTTCGGAGCGGTCGTCTGGAAGCACCAGGCGCGAGCACGAGGCTTCTCCACCAGCGCACGCATCACCTCGCGGGCGGCCCATGAGGATTTCCCCGAGCGGTTTCCACCCATGACCAGCACCTCCCGGTCATGCTCCAGCACGGCGCTGGCCCGCTTCCAGTGATCGGGGACAAAGCCATGCCGGAAGGGATCCTCCCGCTCCTTGCGGATCAGCTCTTCCCTAAGCTGGGCGGCGGCCAGCCACTGATCCGGTGGCAGTGTGGCCGGAGGAACCGGCAGGGCCGGGTGCGGGGTGGGTGTCCAGGATTTGGGCATGGGCGGAGGGGAGGCTGTTAGGCTGAAGGCTGAAGGCTGAAGGCTGGTCGGTCAGAGGATCTAACTGGATCCAGTGGGAAGGAGGGCAGACTCACAGGGATGAAGGGGATGAAGGGGATGGGGTTACTTCTTGCGGCGTGAGCCGAAGATCTCGTTGAACATCCCGTAGGTTTCGGCTCCGGACGCAGGCGTGGACGGTCGGGACGACTCGACTCCATGGCGGAATCCGTGATCCCAGACGGTCACAAAGAACTTCCTGATCCCTGCACTGGTGAAATGGGGATTGTCGGCCAGTTTCGGGTTGCTCTTGAGGAGTTTCTTCCAGAGGTCTTCTCGGTTCATAGGGAAAGGCTAAAGGCTGAAGGCTAAAGGCTGAAGGTGGGGACTGAGGGTTACTCGTGGGCGGAGAGCTTCTCGTAGACGCGGGCGACCAGCTCGCCGAACCCGATGGTCCACCGCTTGCCGAGGATCGTGGCCGTGCAGACTTTCTTAAAGCTCATGGATGGGGTGGAACGGTGCGGGGGGAATGGGGGGCAGGCGCTAGGGGGTTAGGCTCTAGGCTGTTAGGTTTGCTGGCCCCTTTCGCCTTCAGCCTTTCGCCTTTCGCCTTTCCAAAGATCCCATCCCAGTTCTCCCGATACTCCCGGCTGAAGCAGTTCCTCGGGCTGTCACCTTTCCCGGCGCTCATGGCTTGGCCTCCTTGATCAGCCACTGCGCCTCGCCGAGCATGTCCCCGACTCCATGCCGGTAGCCGAGCATGAAGGCGTGCTCGAAGCGCTCCATGGCGTCGATCACCCCATTCCCCTCGCGGCCTAGATAGCGGATCCCTTCCGTGCGCCACACACGCTTCCATAGGGGCTCGGAAGGATCTGATGCAGGGACTGAAGATTCTCGCGCAGAGGCGCAGAGGCGCTGAGGAGGGGCCGAGAAATCCATGGGAATGGTTGATCTATCTCTCAAGATCGCCTTGCGGCGTCGCTTCTCTTCGATGGATTGCTGGGATTGCAGGTTCTTTATTTCATCATTCATAATTCATCCTTCATCATTTGCCTTGATTCGCCACGGGAACGGATGGCCAATCCTTTTCAGTCTCTCCAGCACCATGGAGCCCAGCGGCCACCGGCCTGCCGGGTTGACTGCCCGTGGTAAATTCATATCCCTGATCCCGCGCCTGGATCGCCATGTCGAGGCAGTTCAGGTATCCTGCGGCATCGACGCGGTTATCCCGCTTGGGCTTGTAAGCCTCCCGTGCCAGCTTCACGCAGACCATGAAGAGGATGGCATCCTCGGTGGTGAGCCGGTGGCCGGTCAGTGAGTTAAACGCGGCGCTCACCCGTCCGTAGTCATGGGAGGGGTGGCCGTAGGAGTCGTTGCGATCCCGGGTGGTGAGGTGCTCGGCCTCGCTCAGGATGGAGTTGCCAGGCTTCCCGGAGAGATGGCTCTCCATCTCGGCGATGCGATCCTTGAGCGACGCGATGTAGGCCTGGTGAGCCGGTGTGAACATGGGATCCTTTTCCCTGAGTTCCTGATTTCCTGATTTTTTCTTTTTCATGGTCGATGGCTTGGTTTTCACCTGGGCGACCCACTCGGGATCGTAGTTGATGGTGGTTGTCATGGTGGGTGGCTTGGTGGGTGGCTTGGTGGTTGGCTTGGTTGGCTGGTTTTTCACTTTTTCACTTTCTAACTTTTCACGTTTCACTTCGGGCCTAGTGCTTCTGGCGTTTTTCTTTGTTGTTGGAGTAGAGGGCTTCGGTGACGTTGGCGAAGCGGGTGTATTCGGCCTCGAACTTGAGGTTCACGGTGCCGACGGGGCCGTTGCGCTGCTTGGCGACGATCAGCTCGACGCTCCCGTCATCGAGGCTGTTCCCGTCGCTGTCCTTCATCCCCTTCTTCGGCCGGTGGAGCATGACGACGATGTCGGCATCCTGTTCGATCTGGCCGCTCTCGCGCAGGTCGGCGAGCTTCGGGGCGCTCCGTTCCTCGGCATTCCTCCCGAGCTGGGTGGCGGCGATGACGGGGACGCCGAGTTCCTTGGCGGTGGCCTTCAGGGCCATGGAGATCTCGGCCACTTCGTAGGCGCGGTTCTCCTGGGCTCGCTTGCTGGTGCTCCGCATGAGCTGCAGGTAGTCCACGACGATGCACTTCACCCCGTGCTTCACGACGGCGCGGCGGGCGCGGCCCCGGAAGTCGAAGATATTGAGGCTCGGGGTCTCGTCGATGTAGAGCGGGAGGTGGCCGATCTTGCTGGCGGCGACCGGCATGCGCTGCATGTCGTTCTTGTTCATGAATCCGTCCCGCACCCGCTTCAGGTCGAGCGGCATCTCGGTGCAGATCATGCGGGAGGCGAGATCGACTCCCGTCATTTCCAGTGAGAAGACGGCCACGGGAAAGCCACCCTCGGCCATGGAGGTGGCCCACTGGACGGAGAGGGCGCTCTTCCCCATGCCGGGCCGTCCCGCGACGACGACCATCTGGCCGGGGCGCAGCCCGCCGGTCATGCGGTCGAAGTCGGTGGTCATGGTGGGGAGGCCGACGCATTTGCCACGGTTCTTATAGGTGGACTCGATCCCCTCGATGGCCTCCATGACATACCCCTCGATGTGCTTCAGCGAGGTCTCGGCCTTGGTCCCGCCACGGAGCTGGAGCCAGCGGGCCTCGACTTCATTCAGCAGGACATGGGGCTCGTTCACGCTCTCCACGGCCATGCGGGCGGTCTCATTGGCGACCCGCAGGATGGCTCTCCTCATGGCCTTCTCCCGCAGGATGTCGGCGTAGGCGATGACATTGGCGGAGGTCGGGATGAAGATGGCGATCTCGGTGAGGTAGGCGGGGTTCTCCTTGATCACGGGGAGGTCGCGCAGGGCGTCGCTGACGGAGATGAGGTCGATGGGCTTGCGGTCGAGGAAGCGCTGCTTCAGGCACTCCCAGACGACCATGTGGGCGGGATCGAAGAAGTGATCCCCGGTGAGATCCCCCAGCTCCTCCATGCACTCGGGCTGAATCATGCAGGAGCAGAGGACCCCCTTCTCGGCATCCCTGTTGTAGGGAATGCCACTGCGGGTGAGGTCGTCGCTCATGACTTCACCTCCGTAAGCTTCAGCATTGTATCAGCAACCATATCAAGGAACCCCGTGGCCTTCAGCGCCTGCAATCGCTCGCATAGGTCAACAAACTCCTTCAGTCTAGCCACTTCATCCTTGTGGTCGTGAGCAAGGAAGAACTTCCTAATATCAGACAATGGCTGAATTATTTGAGATACCTCCGTTGCGACGGCCATCCTTACAGCCCGGATGTCGGAGATGTATTGATTCGATGTCTTCTTGAAATCCTCAATATCACCCCCCATCCCAGAAAGTAGGGTGTTGACGATCTCGCGGGCGTCTTGGGCCTCTTTAACCGTGGGCTTCGATTGCTTGGGGAGCTTGTCTGCCTCGTTGCAGAGAAGCTCCATTAAGTCATCCCTGCTTATCTCTATCCCTCCATCGGAAGCAACGCGGCAACGGATTCCGTTTGATGTAAATGACCCCGACGATGGACGGGATGCCAATGTGTTTTTCTCAATCATATTTTTGTCACTTTGAATGTTTCCCCCTGAACCAGTAGGTAGTTGAACTTCCAAATTATTTCAGAAGCCATGGCTTCAGCATCTTCATCAGTGTTGCCCAAAGAGGAGATCGTCTCCACGAGCAGATCACGGTGATCTGCGCAGAATGCGGCGATGGAGTCGCACTCATAGAAATCTAAAGTTATTTCCTTCATACAAGGTTCCTGCTGGTGATAGAGACTTCGGCCTTCACAATCTTGCACGCCTTCAGGACGGCGAAGCCTCGGGCATGAGTCGGGTGCTTGGCGGCCAGTCTCAGCGCCTCGGCGCACGCTTCCTGATAGGTGGCGTGCTCGCGGGTGGGGTGGGCGTCGGCCTTGGTGACGCAGCCCGACCCGAGCCTGATGACCATCCAGAAGATGGCATCGGGGTTGTCGGGATGGGCGGGCTTGGTGTTCACCTGGGCGAACTCGTAGGGATCGTAGTTAATGTGGGTTGTCATGGGATTAGGAGTTGGAAGCTAGGAGTTAGGAGTTAGGGGTGATTATCGACGCGACGCGGAAATACCAATCGCCGCCGCGCTCATTGCGGTGGCGGTTTCAGCGTTGTCGGCGGCCCTTTTAGCCTCGCCTCCGGGCAGCATGTAGTTCTCTCGAAGCATCTGCCATTCACTAAGACTGATGTCAGAGCGACCGTAGAATTTACACCAGGCGTTATATAGCGCCTCTCGGTCTTGACGTGATTCGCAGCCAGTTAAGACAAGGAGCGTGAGTGCGATGCCTAGGGTGGTGATGTTGTTTTTGATGTTTGTTGTCATGGTGTAGGTATGGGTTGGTTGGTGGTTTGGTTTTCCTTCAGCCTTTAGCCTTCAGCCTTCAGCCTTTCTTTAGGTTTTCGGCGTGAAGAAGAAGAGGACCGCCAGCACGACGGCTGTGAATCCGGTGAGGAGTGTCTCGTTCATTGATTAGGTTGTTAGGGGATTAGGCTGAAGGCTGTTAGGTCAGAGGCTTAGAGTGCTTCACAATTTCAACAAACATCCGATCAATGGCCTCCTTGAGCGGCGGCCATTCCTCGGGTTCGATCTCGACCTGTTGCTCTTTCACAGCCGAGCTCATACTGTTCTGAGTAACGACGAGGTATTCGCCTCCTGCTTGGTCTTCGATTTCTATGGTTGTGCAGCGCTCCGAGAAAATGGATTCACTTTCTGGGAGGATGGCGATTTTCAACGTGCGGGTGATGTAGGGTTTCATTTCATCATTCATCATTCTTCATTCATCCTTTCCCCTAAAACGGGATGTCATCCTCGGCCATGTCGGGCTGGGGTGCGGCCGGTGGCTTCGGAGCGGGGGCGGGTGCCTGGCGCTTCTCTCCGAGGTGCTTCCAGTTACCCAGGATGGGGAGCTGGACGCCTGCTTCGCGGTCTTCCTTGGACTGGGACTGTTTGACGAAGCCGTCATTCCCGTGGGAATCGGGCTTGTCAAAGAGGACGAGGTTCACGAAGACGGCTGGCTGGCCGGACTTGCGGGTGATCCGCTTAAGGCGGGCCTTGTCGAGGAGGGTAACGTCGATGTCGATGGCGATGGGCATGGTGGTTGGGTTGTTGGGTTGTTGGTTGGTGGTTACTGGATTTCGGAGAGGATGTTGGCGAGTTGTCTGGCGCTGAGTTCGCAGGGGTGATTGATGATCACCTTGCGGCCACGCACGCTATAAACGGGAAGGGAAGACATGACCTTGCCCTTGGCGCGGTCTGCCTCGTTCCTAGACTCAATGAACGCTCTCTGCGCGGCCAAGGATCGAACGGCTCCCCGGTCAAATACCTGCCTGCATTGCGCGGGTGTCAGGTTCTCGGGAGCCACTTGAAGGGTCTCCGTGCCGGATTCCGTAATGATGAGCAGCTCGACGGTTCCATCCTGAAGCCTTGCCTGCTCGGAGTAGGGCAGCTTGATCATGTGATCCGCCGCCGGATAGTCGGCGACAAGTAGGCGAGGAAGGATCTGCTTGCGTCCTAGCGACTCGAACCTCCCGACGATGGCCTCGGTCAGGCACGAGGACGACCCCGCGATCTCCGGCACGGTCAGTCCGTGCTCGTCGATCAGCGCGACGACGACCTCTCCGGCCTTGGCCCAGCATTCGAGGCCCTGAGTGATCAGCGCTGCGAACTCAGAGATAAGCGGAGCGCTGGCCGCAGGGATCTTGGTGTGGTGTTTTGCTAGTGTTGTCATGGTGTTGTGTTTTGGGTTTGGTGTTTATGCTGCTACTAAATCCATCAGTCGCTTGATCCCGATCAGGGACTGGAAGAAGAACTTCTCCGACTTGCTGACTGGCCGAATCTTGGAAATCTTCCGAATGCGGCGGCTGATAAAGGTCACGATCTGTGACTTGCGGATGCGCTCCTTCTTCTCGTAGAGGAACGCACGGGGATCTTGATGCTTGAGGCCAAGTGCCATCTTGATCAGATGAAAGCGATCTCCCGAAAGGAAGGTCGGACCTGCCGCCTTCCTACTGGGGCCGTAAATAAAAGCCCTAAGCAGATTACTAAAACCTCCCCCAATAATCACTTCACTCAACGGCCTCCGCAGGAGAGATAAGACAAAGACTCTCCTTAGTGGAAATTGCATAGCTAGCGGAAACGCCTCAGTTCTATACCTCCACACCAGTCCGGTGCGGGGGCAGATCCTAACTGGAGCAACCGCAAACTCCGTGATATTCCAGCGATCAGGACATGGTAAGTATTGTGTCCTATCGTACCAGTTGGATGACGACGGAATGTTTCTTTTAATCATCTCAAGCGTGATCTCTTGATCCCACAGGCCACCCATGGCCGTTGTCTGTATCGACCTAAATCTCTTCTTGTCCTCGGAAACTAGCCACTGAGCTGCCTTACGGCACTCGAATGACGGGAACAATGGGCCATCATCACGCTGTAGCCTGCTGGAGCTAGACCGATACAAAGCCCGGCGACGACCATCAACATAGATGGCCCAATCAAAATGAACCCACTCCCTCTCGATGCGGGGATATAGAATGAGAATAGCGTCTGTCTTTTGCTGGGTGCTCATAGTTTCATCATTCATCATTCATCATTCATCCTTTTCAGCTCCCCCCGCGTCATGGGGCGCAATCCGCTGTCGAGTAGTCGGCTCTCGACCAGTTCGGTCTCGATCCGGCATTCCTCGCACAAGGGGCCGATGCCGGGCTCGTGGAGCTTGGCGATCTCGGGGTGGTTGCACCCGCAGAGGGCGCACGGTGCGTCGATGGTCTCGGTGTCACTCATGGGGAAGAGGCTGTTGGGGTGGTCTCTCGGGGATGATGACGGTCTCGCCGCGCTCGCGCTTGGCCTCGACGGCCATGATGATCTCGCGGGTGAGCACGGCCCGGTGGTACTCGACAGGGCTGATGAGCCGGTCGCGGGTACGCTCGTAGCGTTCGCGGAGCCAGCGGTCGCAGGCGTCGCCGACGATCTTGGCATTCGCAACTTCCCACCAGTTCCAGACTCCGGTGCCGGGCTCGGGCTCGACGGAGAGGGCGGAGCCGTTGTGCCGGACGGTGGAGAGTTCGCTCAGGTCGATGGCAGGGGCATCCTTCATGCGGGATCCTCCACCCCATCGCTCTGTCCGGTTGCTGGTGGCGGCGCTGCTCATATCTGCTCCCTGCTTGGCTCTGGCAGATGGCACCAGTGCGTTATTACGGAATCAATTTCCTCATCGAGGTAGGCATTCCACCACTTATCTCCTTCATAGACGGCGATGAAGTGAGCCTCGCCATCCCATGCAAGAACGCAAAGGGGGCGATCAGGAAGCCAGTCACCGGCACGATGCCAGTCGTTATGAATCCTTAACTCCGTCATGCGGATCGCCTGCTCGTGGATTTTTTTTAGATCGCTCATGGCTGTTCCTTGATGCGGTTAATGATCTGAGCCCTGACGGCGGGAGGAAGCCCCTCCCATGTGGCGCTCTCCACGGCCTCGGGGTCGCTGTCGTCGTAGAGCTCGACCAGGATGCGTCTCCATCCTTCGGGCTCGGGATCGCCCCCCCGTTTTTCTTTTTTCAAGAAGTCCGCGCCACGGTTGCTGGCCTCGGTGCGGGCTCGCTGGATCTCGCCGTTCCAGTTGGCGAGCAGGGTGCCGAGATCCTTGCGGCGGTACTCTCCGGCATCGCCCTTGCCGGTGCCCTGGGCAAAGAGCCACTCAAGCAGGAGCCAGTCCTCTTCGCTGGTGCTCTCGACCACCCCTTTATTTTTTTTCCAAGAACGGAGCTGGCTTGAATCCAGTTGAGTCGAGGGACGCATCCGGAAGAGCATCCGGGCTCGGTTGAGGTGCAGATTCTTGTCGATGAGATCCGTCTGAACGTCCCCGTTCACGGGGACTATAGGGGTATTCTCTGATTGCTGATTACTGATTAATGATAGGGTTCGACTCGCTTTCGTTTGGGTTTCCTCTGGGTTCCCAGTGGGTTTCTCTGGGTTTCGTTTCGCTTTTTTAGGCCGTCCACCTCTTTTGCCGTTGCTCTTGTTTTTCTCACAAACAGCGTGGTATTCCGCGATCTCGGCATCTGCCCTGCCGTTTTTCCACCCGTTTTCGGTCTTGGTGAAGAAGTCTTTTAGCACGACTTCAACATCGTCATGCGAAATCTGAATACGCCTGGCAACCCAGTGGGTATCCAGTGGGATTTGAGACTCTTCCGTGTAGTAGAGATCGAGCAGCCGTCGGTAGCAGAGATCCTCGTTATTGGACAGATGCCGTGTCTGGACGGCGTAGTCGTTGATATGGAACTTGTAGAAGTGCATTAGTTTCCCCTCCCGATGGTGGAGGAGTAGCGTGGAGCGTGGACCCCTTCTTTTTTCAGGGCATCGCGCATGAGGAACCAGAATTGGCTCCACTGGACGGCGCTCATGGCCGACCGGGCTGATGCCGAGCCGGATCCCTCCCGCTCGGAGAGATGGGAGTCGATGCTCCCGGCATGGCGGTAACGCCAGCCCATGATGTTCGAGAGCCGCTTCATTTTGCGAAACGAAGCCAGCGCTTCTCCCGCACGATGTAGAGACGGCCATCGGCATCGGCCTCCGCCTCGATGTAGGTCTTGACCCGGAATGCCTGGGCATCCTTGCAGCCGACCGTGAGTAGCTCATCCTCCGGTCCGTGCATCCTGCGTGCCTGAAGGAGGTTCTTGTTTTTTCCGATCCGGGCGACATAGAGGCGAACCCTCCGGTCGTTCCCTTGGTCGGAAGCTCCCGAGGTCTCGGGTGCCGTCTTCCCCATCGGCCCAGCCGCCCCCCCTTTTTCTTTTTTGGAAGCGATTCCGGGCAGGATGCGGTTGATCAGCGAGGGTTTCTCCTCGGTGGTATTGGTTGGTGTTGGTGTGGTGCTCATTTTAGTGAAAATTTTCTGAGAATGGATCAATGCCCCCCGGACACCCGGCGTGATTTTGCGGACCCCCTCCCCCCCTCTGTTCGCGCTCGCCTTGCCCTCTTACGCTCTCCGGTCGTCGTCGTCGCATCGTTGGCCGTCTCGGTGTCCTCGACGCTCTGGCCGGGCTCCTGAGTGGCTGGCTGGCCATCCTCGACGGCCTCGAAGCCGGGCGAATGTGTATCAGAAAGCGTAGCAATCCCATCATCTACAGAGTCGGAACCTGTCAAACCATCTGATTGCTCATCAGGTGCTGAAGGTTTCTCACTGTTTCCCGTGGGAATCTCGGCAGCAGAAGAGACACCAGGGAGGAGAGCCAGGCCAGCGCCGGGAGCGGCCACCGCGGCGGGCTCGGCCTGCACCGCGGCGACCGGATCGGCCTCCTTTTGGGCAACTTCTTCCCCCTTAAAACCGATCTCCTGGACAAGCTCCGCCTCAATGACATTCCCGGAGATCATGCGGATATAGTCCTCATGGGTGGGGCCGCTTTCAGTGTGCTCGATCCTGGACGTTGCGCCACCGGCCAGCAGCTCGGCCTTCTCCACGGCGATGCCTAAAGCAATGGGGAGACTTTGAATGGGGATCTGGTCCACCTCATCAAGCAGACGATCGGCGGCGAGCCGTCCGAATGTCCGCAATACGGAAACAGTCCTTTCTTTAAGTGTGGCTACAGCTTGAGATTCCCGCGCCATCACCGCGGCGACCGTATGATGAGATACCCGGTAAGCACGGCAGAGTTGGCGAACCCCGAGACCTTGCCCGAGACCATCGACCAGCGCCTTGTATATAGTCGGACGGGATTCCATCAACCGCTCGGCAGTGAACTCTCCGCGCTTCTCCATGTTCTCCGTTCCCTCTTCTTGGCTATCCACCAAAAAAAGAGAAGGGGCGGCGGATTCCTCCGCGGCCTGCTCATCGAGTAGAGACTTGGGACGGCGAGCCATGGTTAACCTACGAGACGACGAGCGATGAAGGCATTGAGGGCGGACTCAGAGATCCGCCTGTCCTTCCGGGATAGGAATAAGACCTTGCCGAACTCACCAGCGGCAACGTACCGGGCCAGAGTGTTCAGATGGATCCCGAGCCGGTCACAGACTTCCCGACTGGTGAGCCATCGGGCCGGAGTGGTGGATGTGCTGGCGCTCATGCTTTGCAAGCGAAACGGCAGCAATCCCGGAAGACTTGCCGAGCCTTCATCGGGTCCGGCGTGCAGGCTTCATGCCTGTTATTGACTTCCACCGTATAAAAAAAAGAAGCGCCGGGGTGAAGGGCGAGAAGCCAGGACGGCTGTCGCTTCTCCAGGACGACGCGAGTCTTGCGAGTCGGCCAGACTTCTAGCCGGGTTAGCTCTCCGGTCGGTATCATTTTCTCGCCCTCCTATTGGATGACCCGTAAAAAAAAGAAACAGCGGCGGCAGAGAGAGGCCCGGAGAAGGCGGCCAAGGTGAGCAGGCACCCGAGCCCGAGCAGCTCCAGGATGAATTGATGGGCGCTCATTTTGCTTCCTCCTGTTTGTCATTCTCGCGGACATGTTCCGCGATGATGCGGCGGACAACGGCGGCGGCAGAAATAAGCTCCCGATCCGCCTCGCGCTTGATTTCATCAGCGATTTCAGCCGGAAGCTGCACGCTGATATATGCCTTTTGCTTATTCATATCTAGTTGTTCTAACTAGAATAAATAGACTATGCAATAAAAAGTTTGAAAATCTTTTCAAGCGGGCCGAACGTGCAGCATGAGCAAGTCCCAACACCCGCACGGAAAGGGCAAGACAAGCATTTCCACCACGATCCCCAATGACATATTGGAGGCGCTCGATTACTTGGCTACAAAGTCGGGCGTAACCCGCTCCACCTATGCCAGAGAATCAATCATCGCCAGCGTCATGGCGGGGCGGACCGTATCCGCCCAGGAACTAATGCAACGTCGCTACAGCACGCCCGAAGTCATCAGCCTCCGGGCCGCTGAAAACCCGACGAAGCCCACGCCACGCCGATCCGCTGGCGCTTAGACCAGGACAATCCCAAAATCATTCACCTCATAAAATGAAACGCCTTCTATACCTATTCACTGCAGCGATTACAATAACACTCGCCGCCTGTAAGCCTGCGCCTCGTTATACACTCCACGAAGGCACTGACCCGCTCACCGGACGGCCTGCGACCATGAAATTGAACGTTGAAACGGGAGAGGTTACGCAGCTTTCAACGATTAAAACCCAAAACGGACAATGGGGCGCTTGGACTTCCTACCTGAGCGACCAAGATGCTTGCAAAGCAGCATCGCAGATTGCCGATCGCACTCAAACCAACAATCCACGCCCATGACCAAGAAAGACGAACGCACCGGAAACGGTCCAGGGAAGGGCAAGGCTTCCATCAGCTCCACCCTCTGCGTCGAAGTCCTCGCCGCCATGGACTTTCTTGCCAGGGAAAGCGGGCTTTCCCGCGGGGGCTACATCAGCGCCGCGGTCACGGCCTCAGTCCTCGCCGGGACCACGTTCCCCCGAGTGACAGGCACCGGGAAGATCCCCTCGAACACACTCCAGAAAGCACGGAGAGCAGCAGAGAAAGACGACCGCAATCGCCCGCCAAGCTAGGTTTTAAGGCGTTTCGCAGGGCATAAAAGATTTCTAAAGATTTCTCTTGCGTTCCAGTGAGATCCCGTGAGAGAGTAGAAGCCGAACAAGAAACCGGAAGAGCCAACCGAACAAACGGGCACCGTCAAAAATGCAAACCGCATACACCACCGCAGACGAGACAACGACCTTCGAGATCCGCGTCTCCCGAGTCCGGGAAACTCCCGGCGCATCCATCAAGATCGACCGCGCAGGCGTCGCCTTGGAATATTGGAGGAATACAATCGCGTCGTCGTCATGGCACGACGCCGAAAAGGAAATGCTTGTCGTTCTCCTTCTCGACACCAGGCATAACGTGATTGCTCACAACCTCGTGAGCCTTGGAAGCCTCAACGAGTCTATTGCATACCCTCGTGAGATCTTCCGACCAGCTATCGCGGGGGCGGCTTACGGCATCGTCGTGATGCATAACCACCCGTCGGGAGACCCGAGCCCAAGCGAGGCTGACCGCCGCTTGACCCGACGCCTTGCGGAGTCCGGGACCCTGCTTCAGATCCCGATTGTTGATCACGTCATCGTTGGGGCCGCGAATAACCCCGACAAACCTCCTTACTTCAGCTTCCGCGAGGCCGGACTCCTCTAACACCCAACCGAACCACACCATGACAACTCAACACAACCCAGCACTTGCCGCACTTCGCCGCCACGTCACTGGAGCGATTGAACGAGGCGAAGCACAAGCAATCGTAGAAATTAAACCATCAAAGAGAGAGCAACAGCACACCGCGGGGCCATGGAAAACCGGCACACCTATCAAGGGGAGATTCTGCGTTTATGGCGGACGAAATGGGGTGGGAATCTGCGTTATGCAGAACACCCAAACAATAAGTGAATGGGAACGAGAAAAGTACGGCGAGCACGAGTTAAATCTGATTGCCGACGCCAATGCCCGATTGATCGCGGCCGCACCCACCATGCTTTCCGCTCTACAGACAGCGCTCGAAGTCATGGGTGACACCTACGACGCCAGGGACAGCGACGACGACGGGGAGTCAATCCGCGACATCATCACCGCCGCAATCGCAGCGGCTACCGGCGAGGAGGTGCAGGGATGAACCTCCGCCGAGTCAAAGACCTGTCGCGCCGTGACCACCTGCGCCGCCTCGCCTCCCTTAAAGAGCAACCGAAGACCAGCACCTGCCGGGCATGGATCGCCATCGTCAACAACCGCTGGCACTGGTCCAGCCCCTCGAACCTCCAACTCCCCAACCCCTTCAGAAACTAGACAACCCCACCACAACGCCACACACTAACCACACCAACCACAACAACACCCATGAAAACTGAATACACCCGCCAGCAGCTCCTTGACCTCATAGAAACCACAAAGGGGGGCGTCTCCCTCGACTACCAGACCTCGAGCGGCGTCCGATCCACGCCCTTTAGACTGTGCAATTTAGAGGGCGACGTTCTCATTTCCGGAGAACTCGACATGACTACCGACGAGGACGGATTTACGAGCGAGTTCACCGAAGCCCTCTTCCAAGAGTTCCGCGGCGACCTCGCCAGCGTCACCGAATACAAGAACCTCGTGGCCGGAATGAAAGCATGAGCCACCAGGACGCCAAGGCCACCGCGCAGCAGGTCATCCGTGACCTGCTTGCCAAGCACCCACCGGGATTCGTCGTCATGGTGATCCGGGCACTGACCAGGATGCAGCGAGCGAACCCCGACATCACCGTCTTCAGCCAGCCCCAGAAACCCGGCGCAACACCTCCCGAGAAACACCCACCACGGGAATGACTACCAGCCCCTCCAGCCTCGCCAAAGTGTAGCATACCGCGTAGCACGAGACCGCCGAAAGAGAGAGAAAGATGATTACGAATGAGATGCTCTACCGACTGAGCTAAAGCGGCTTTGAAAGTGTTGGTGACTGAAACCCTCTGATTTTACTCTGTTGCGGCGTCAAAATGCTTCCCACTAGAACCCACCAGAGACCACCATTCTTAACCTGCTTGACGTGTAGCAGAACGTGTAGCAGGTTGGGGCGTAGCAAGGAACTATTAACATGAGCACCGCTGAGAGATCCGAAATCGTTGTCGTTCACCGAGGGAAAAGCTACACGCTTTGGCGTCGCGGGGACAATCTCTATCTCCGCCTCCGCCGGGATGGCCGGGCAATCTGGAAGACCCTCGGGACCAGCCTGAAGGACCAGGCCGTGAAACAGGCCAAGGTGGAGCTCGGCAAGCTGGAGAAGAACGACTGGAAGAAAGAGCCCAAGAAGCCCGTGACGGCCTCGACTACCGGTCTTGCCACCGTAGGCGATATCCTGGACCGCTACATGGCAGCCGAGCGGGACATCGCACCAGCCACCAGGAATAACTACATCTCCGCCATGGAGACCCTCCTGCGAGTCGTCACCGGCAAGGATGACCCTCGAGTGCTCCCCTCCTCGATCCTCACCGAGGAGACCCTCGACAGCTATATTGCCAAGGAGAGGGCGAAAGGACGCCCTGACCACTCCATCCATGCCAGCCTTACTCAGGCACGGTGCATCATCAGCCCCAAGGTCATGTCACTCTACAAGGGCCTCATCCTCCCGAACCTCGACGGCTTCCGGGCCAAGCGAGACTTCAAGGGCGATCGGGAAGCGGGATTCATCCCCTTCACCAGGGAGGAAGTGATGGCCCTAGAAAACAAAGGCAACGAGCTGCTGAAAGCCCGGTCCCCTCTTTGGATCGTCTATGTCTTCATGTCCAGACTGGCGCTCCGCAACAACGAAGTGGCGCGGGCCAAGTGGAGCGACATCAGCGAGGGAGTCGAGTACGAAGAGGGCAAGCCGGTGAGCAAGCGCTACCTCCGCGTCGTCGGCCAGTACGCCGAGGCCATCCCGGCACCCGTCGAGATCAGCGACGACCTCTGGCAGCATCTCCGGACATTCAGGCCGACCACCTGCACCCACGAGATCAGCATGGACAAGAACGGAGAGCCGCTCCCCTGCGACACCTGCACCCATATCGTCCCGGCCAAGAACAAGACCGAGCGCTTCGAGATCTGCGAACGAGGGATTAACGACGCCATGCGCGATCTAATCAAAGGTCGTAGGAAGATAGCCTATGAGCTGAGGCGCTGGGCTGGTTCACTCATCTACACGGTCCACGGATCCGACGCGGCCAGGGATACCCTCCGGCACGCCTCCGTTGTCACCGTCACGAAGTACTATGCCAAGGAATTGAAGGGAGTACGGAGCGCCAGGCCGAGCGATCTCCTGAATATCTACGGACTACCAGCCACCACACCACCACCAACCACACCCACCCCATGAAGACAACCACCACCATACTATCCACCCTCATCCTTGCAGTTTCTGCAATGAATTGTGCAGCCCAGGACTGCGATTTGGAGGACGTCGGAATCGCCACCATCGTCGGCGGACAGGGCACCGGCGGCGTCCAGCAGATCAATGACAATGGGAGGAATGCCTTTGTCGCCGGAGACGGGAAGGGCTCGGGCGTCATCTACAAGGATCGAGGCCCCACCTACATCCAGAAGATAGGCGACGTGACCTTCATCGTCCCGACTGCGAACCCTCCCGCTGGCCAGCGGAACCGGCAGCGGTAACTACTAATTGTAAACGTTTTAGTAGAAGATTGGTAGATACCCCTAGCTCCAGCGGTAGGTTATCGGCTCTTTGCCCAGGCTGATTTCATCCCGTCGGTGATCCCGTTGATCGTGCGGACGGCTCGGGCACCGGCGGCGACATCCCCCTTCTCGACAGCGGAGCGCATCGCCTCGATCTGCGGGCGGTAGATTTGACTGTTCCACTGTTTCAGGACAGCGAAGCGGAGCGTCTGCTGAGGCGTCCGTTTCTCGGCCAGCTTCTGGAGCCATGAGTATTCACGGGTGGCGGTGCGGACATCCTCCGAGAGATCGACGCGGACCTGGGCGATTGCCTTCTCCTCACCGGCCACCTCATCCCGGTCACGCTCAGACTCCCCGGCGTCGGTGATCTTCAGGAATCGGTTGATCGGCGCGGTCGAGGAGACGGCGAACTCCGAGACCGTGTTGCTCTTCTCATCATAGCGCAGGAAGTTGGAGACACCCATCTTGTCGAGCGAATGGATGACCATCTTCTTGGCAGCGGGCCAGCCTCCCGCCTTCAGCTCGTCATCAGTCAGGATCGAGCGCCCGCGGTGCTCGTCGATCGGATTCATCCCGGCGGCATAGGTGGCCCACTTGGCCGGCAGTGAGAGGAAGGGGTTGAGCGAGGGCAGTTCCCCTTGAGGAACGGCCATGATCTGGCCGAGGCCGATTCCCGTCTTCTCCCCCTTGAGCTGGCGGAGCGTCGAGGTCAGGCCGTAATAGACCATCCCATTGATGGCGCGGTCCACCTCATCGACAGGCCAGCGGAAGTAGGCCGTCTTCGAGCCATAGTCTCCCGTGGTCGTGGTGCCGACAGGGATCGAGTGATAGGCATAGACATCGCGGTCGGGGATCTTCCGGAAGATCCCGGCCATGTCATCCCCGAAGAATCCCTCCCTGGCGAGGACCGTCATCACCGTCGTCAGGAATCCCCCGAAGAACAGATAACTCAGGAGATAGTCGGCCTGCGACTTGCGCCCCTTCTCCCGTCCGGCGAGGAGCTTCATCGAGGACTCCCAGGAGCGCATCGTGATATTGATGAAGGGGAAGAGAATCCCCGGCGTCGAGATCCCGTTCCCCTTCTTCATGTAGTTAGGGACGCCCATGTAGTTGCGGACATAGGCGGCCGCCTCACGGGTTGGCCAGCCGAGATCCTTGGCGAGCACCTTGTAGGCCGAGACCTTGGGGAGAGCCTCCATGATCTGCCCGGCAAACTGGATCGAGCGCAGATAGGAGAGGACCGGCTTGACGAACCACTTGCGGGACCATGCCGGTTGATCCTCGGCCGGGAGCATATTGTATTGGCGGAGGATGTCACCGAGGGCACCGTGGGAATCGGCCGTCGCGTAGAAGGACTCATGCGGCCCCACCATCGCCCCGTTCTGGAGCATCTCGATCAGGAGATCATCGGCCTGACCGGAGATCCGGTTGACCAGGGGGGAGGACCCGATGTTGACCGGGATTGCGGCCAGCATCTTCCCGAGAGCCATGCCGATGGCGCTCCCGACATAGCTTCCCACCTGACCGGCGGCCACGGCCGCGGCGGGACCCCCGACGAATCCGATGGTCGATCCGACAGCGGTGCCGACGACGCCTCCCGCCGTGGTGGCGAGAGCCTCGCGCCCCTGCGGCTGGAGCATGGCGAGCCCGAGCTGATAGGCCGTCTGGCCGAGGATCCTCCCACGGGTCTTGTCCGGGGCATTCCGCATCGTGCGGAGCAGATCGCGCATGGGGGAGAGAGCGAGCTGGAAGGAGGGATTGTATTTGATGATGAGCGGGTAGGCGGCCGAGCTCCAGAGGAAGGAGAGCGCCTGCATCAGTCCGTCCTGGTGGGCTGGACTCATCGACTCGAAGACATCCGCATAGCGCTCCGGTAGGTGGACCCCGCGGAGCTTCCCGTCCACGCGGTAGGTGAGCGTCTTCCATCCCACCTCGCGGGTCGGCACCGGCACATTGCGGCGACCATCCCAGCGCATCTCGGCATCTTGGATCAGACCGGAGAAGTTCTCCTTCATCCAGTTGAAGAAGGTAGCCTTGGCTTGATTGGATTGGGCGGCGCGGCGCATGGCCGCCATCTTCAGGACGGATTGTGTGTAGGGATTGGCGACCTGGTCGAGCGTCCCCACCTGCTTCACGATCCCGGCCGGGACATAGCGGTCGGCATACTTCAGCGGGGTGAATGTGGCGTAGGCATCCTTGTTCGGGACCAGGAGCGTCTCGTAGATCTCCCGGGAGATGATCCCCGCATCGACAGCCTCCGAGAGGACCGAGAAGATCTTATCGTGGAATGCCTCGGCTGCCTGCTGGAGGGCGGCCCATTGCTCCGGTGACATGTCGGCACGCTGCTGGTCGAGGAGAGCCTGGGCGATGACGGGATCCTTGCCGTCGGGATTGGCAATGACCGTCCGGCCGGTGACTTCGATCTCACTCTCCTGCTCACTGGCCTTGCCGACTTGGCGTTCCACCTCGATGCGCTCATTGGCGATACGGTAGTTCTCCAGGTAGATCCCTAGGTCATCATCGGTCAGGCCGACTTCCTGCAGGATGGGGGAGACCTTGGCCGTGATCTCCATGAGATCGGCCTGCACAGAGGAGTTGGCCAGCGGCATCTCCTCGAAGAGCCAGTCCATCCGATCCTCCGGCTTGAGGGGCTGGCCGGATCGGCGCTTCTGGTGCATCAGCTCGATGGCTGGCTGGGCGTAGAAGTAATAGGTATCCTTGGCCCGCTCCCAGAGACGGCGGGGTGACTTGGCCCATGCCTTCATGGCGGCGGAGCGGCGCTTGACCAGCTCGCTTGCCTTGGCATAGCCAGCCCTCGACTCGGCAAGCCGGGTCCGGTTGACGGCCTCGGGGCCCTTGGCCAGGAAGGTCTGGATGGCGGCGATGGCTTCGGCCACCTCCGGCTTCCGATCGACGAGGTCGAAGAATGCCTTCCAGAATTTAGGGGCTCGGGCCTCCAGATCAGCCGGAGAGTTGAAGAGGACCGAGACAGCATCGGCGTAGAGTTCTACGGCGCTCACACGATACTTGTAGTAGCTCGATTTCTTACTGGCCGTCTCGGCACCGAACGGCTTCCACCAGTCGGAGAGAGCGATCAGCTCGGCGCGGATCTCCTTGTTCGATCCCCCTATCTCAGGAAGAAGGTTGCTCTTGAATTTGGAAAGCGTCGCCAGCCTGCCCAGGATATTCCCACGCTTGAGTGACTCGTCGGGGAGATAGTCGATCCAGTGACCGATCTCATGGGCGAGCGTCATTGCGACTGATTGGGGATTGGAGAAGAGAGAGGCGCGGAGAGCGATGCGTCCCTTGCCGACAGGGTAGAAGAGACCCAGCGACTTCATCCGGCGGCGGACCTCGGGTGACATGCCGGTGGCCTCGCGGAACCATCGGATCAGCTCGGGTGCCTCGGTGGGGAGCACGCGGTCGGTGGCACCGAGGACCTCGGGCATCTCCCAACCTGGCCCGCGTGACATGACCGTGGCCTCCTTGGGGATGGAGGGATCGGCGGCGGGGGCTCCACGAGATCCACCCTGCGGGCCGTAGTCGGCGGTGCCTGAGAATCCCCCCGAGAACATATCCCCTTGATTGCGGTCGGCTTCCTCCTGGGCGAGGCGCTGGCGCTCGGCCTCGGCGATCTCGGCGGGAGTCGGTTCAGAAGCTACCTGACCGGTCAGGCTGAAGGGCATGTCGGCAGGGGCAAAGAGATTCCCCTCCCCATTGGTGGCGATATTGGGGGTGGCCGGTGCCGGAGGTGCCATCTCGGCGGCGGCCTGCTCGGGCGAGACGCCGGAGAGTTCGGCCATGATCTCCGGATCGGTGTAGAAGGTCTTGTAGCGGGCGGCGAGCTGCTGGAGCTCGGCCACGCGGTTGAGGATTCCCTCCGGGTCCTTGACATTGACGCCCAGCTTGGCGGCGGCCTCGGGTCTCTTGGCTGCGGACTGGACAGCGGCGATCTGCTCATTGATCTCGCGCACCTTGGAGGCGGCGGACTTGGCGATCTCCTCACCCTTCTGGAGGGCTGCGTCACTGGTCCCGAAGAGATCCCCTTGGGATCCCTGAGCGGCCAGATCCTTGCTGGCGCGGATGTATCCCAGGTATCCCGTCAGGGCATCCCCGGAGAGATTCCGCTTGGTGGCAGCATTGATGCCAGCCCGCTGGAGCTCGGCATCTCCCGGGGCTGCCTGGGCGATTGTTACTGCTTGGGCTTCTTTGATCCCTCCGGACTGGTAGAGCGCGTAGAGATCATCGCTCGCACTTTTGCCAAGCGCCCAGCCGGAACGGCCTTTCGCTCTTGCCAGAAGGCCTCCCGCTTCTGCTGCTGGCTGGTCGATGTTGCTGTTTCTGAAGTAGGTTGCATAGTCGTTGACCTCACCTTGACCATCGCGGATGTTGAGCTCCGCGTCTAGGGTCATTGCGTCCTGTGTTAGGAATCCATCGGCCTCCCGGACGACCTGAGAGGGGATGGATTTCTCACCCGTGCGTCGGGCCAGATCGAGCCGGTGGCGTCCGGAGATCACCTCCAGATTTCCGTTAAGTCGTTGCCAGAGAACGATGTTCCCCGTGCCGAGCCGGTTGTATTTCCCGGCCAGCTCATTCCCCTGGACGACTCCGGTGGATCCGCTGGCATTCTTCTTAAAGTTGGGGACATCCTCCGAGAGGGTGATCTGATCGAGGGGCGTCTCGACCACGGGATACTCCGAGACGATCGAGCTGATCGAGGGTGTTTCTGAAGTGACGGGAGGAGCGGAGGGTGCCGGAGTGTCGCTGGCTGGAGTCAACTCAGCCAAGTCATCGGCGGGAGCTGGAGTGCTTGCTGGCGCGGATGGCTGACTCAGGTTTCCATCTGCCAGCGCTGGCCTGCCCGGCATGGCGATGGTTCCCTCGGGAGTGTTGGCCGGGACGGCATTGTTCCGATCCATGGTGAAGGCCCCGCTCGGTGCATCCTCGATCGGGATCAGCTCACCCAGATCAGCGGCCGCAGCGGGTCCTGCCGGAGCGTTCAGGTTTCCTGTTTCAGGTGTCAGGTTTCCATTTTCCCCCATCGCCACCTCAGTCTTGAGCGCTTCGGGTTTGCCCATGAAGGAGGTTCCCTGCATCCGCATGGTGCCTCGGGCAGTGGGTCCATACTCACCACGGACGGCATCGGTGACGCGGAGCGCGGTGGAGACCGCCTCCTCATCCATGGGAGAGAGGGATTCACCGGCCTGCTTCTTGGAGACGAGTGACTGGATGTCGCCCATCTCGTAGCGCTTGTTCTGAACGGTGAGCCCCGAGAGGAGAGCACCCATGACGGCGGACTGGAAGGAGGACTGGAAGGTAGGACCCTCGGGCGTCTCATCCCCGGAGGCGAGTGCCTGATCGGCCAGCCTCCAGGTGATGTCGGTGGCGGCACCGGTTCCGGCTCCGAGTCCGACGACCTTGCCTGCGAACTTGGCGGCTTCGAGCGCACCCTTGGTCTCGCGCACAAGCTGGATCCCCTTGATCAGATTGTAGGGGGCGGCGGGAGCGGTGATGGCGATGGAGGCCAGCTCACCGGCCGCATTGTATCCGGGCCGGGCCTCGCTGGCTGCGAGGTAGCTGGAGAACTCCGAGTCATTCTCGGCCAGTGTCTTGTAGAGGGCATCGTATCCGCGGCCTGCGGCATAGCCTCCCACGATACCTCCGGCGGTGCCGGTGGCCAGGGCGGCGGGACCGGCTGCCATCCCGGCTACAGCGGGGATCGCGGCACCACCCAGGAATCCCATCGTGACGGCTCCACCCCGGCCTGCTCCGTAGAGGAGGGCCTTCCCCTCGGGGGAGGATCCGGCCGTGGCTTCCAGATCCCGGCGGCGGCGTGCCGTCTCCTCGATCTTGGCGGCGTTGGAAGAGAGCTTGGAGAAGGTGGCTGGGTCGATCAGGCCATCGTCATAAGCGGACTGGACACCGGCTCCGTAGCGGAGGGGATCCAGCTCGATGCCACCCGAGGTGACTTTGTAGGGTGCCGACTTCTCATTCCAGCGATTGGCCGGTGAGAGGGGATCGGTTCCCTCGGGGGCGAAGCCCGCCTTGGCAGGATCAAGCGGAGCTCCTGTCCGGTCCACGGCGACGAGGGGAGGATTCTCCCTGGCGTCGAGGGGTGAGAGATACTCCAGCTCCGAGAGAGGATCGGGGGAGGTGGATGCCTGAGCCTGAGCGGACGCCTCGACGGGTCCGATGTAATCGAGCGCGGCCAGCTCGTCCTGCGAGGGAGCGGCCATGCGATTAGTCCGTGATGAGGACCTCGGCCCCGCTCTTGGTGCGATAGCGGCCGGGCTTCATGGCGCGGCCATACTTGGACTGGTAATCAGAGGAGGACATGGAGATCGGGGTGGGTGCCGGGGTGGCCTCGGGTGTTGGCGATGGCATGGGAGAGGTGAGGAATGCGCTGTCCGGAGTAGGGACTGGGGTGGCCTGTGGGGTGGCCTGCGGCGTAGGAGCTGGGGGCTGGGCGCTGGGAGATGGAGCGCCAGCTAGGACCGAGGCGGGATTGAGCATGGCGTTGAGCTGGGCCTGCTTTGCGGCGATGTCCTGTTGATAAGATGCCGAGGAGCGATACCAGGGAGCTCCTGCTGACTGCATCTTGGCGATGTCCTGCTGGAGCTGGGCCTGCTGCATAGCCACAACAGAGTCTTGTGTATCCTTGGTGGCAGCTTTGATTGGAGTTCCGGTATAGAGATCGCGCACAGGAAATCCGTTCCCGGTGTTTGGGTCATACAAATATACGGTTCCGTCATTTGCCGTTACCCTATCGGGCTTCCATGTGTTTCTATCCGGAGCAGGCATCGCCGAATTGGCAGATGTCATAAGCATCGGAACAGAGCTTCCATCAGGGAAAGTAGCGTTAACTCCAGTGGGGGTGAAGGCAGGGCGCTCGGCAGCAACAGAGGCATCGGTCCGCTTGTTTATATAGTGCTGATAGGCAGCCCTGATCTTGCTGGCTTCGGCGGCGGGGATCCTTGTTCCCGGCTGATAGCCAAGCTCCTGCTTGGCAAAGTCGTTGAGCGAGAGGGCGGGCATATTACTGGATCACGAGATCCCCTCCACCAGCCGACGCTCCCGATCCGGCGTTCTTGATCTGCATCTGGGCGTTGGCGTAGTTCTGGTACTTCTGCTGTTCGAGGTAGGGGTTGACGACGGTGGCCTCGAATCCGGCCAGGATGCCGGTGGCCTTGCTGAGGCTTCCACGGGTGATGTCCCCATAGGTCTTGTCATCCATGATCCCGGCGGCGCGGTATTGGTCGGCCTTGCCCATGATCATGTCGAGGGTCTTGCGGTCCATGTCGGCCTTGCCCATGCCGTCGGCCACCGATCCCGTGGCGGAGTTGACTCCGTCGGTGATGCCCTTGGCCATGGCGAGGGTGCCAGCGGCGGTGATCTGGCCGGAGTTGTCGTTGACGGTGGGGTTGTAGGCGAACATGGGTGGTTGGGAGCTAGGAGATGGGAGCTAGGAGATAGGGCTGAAGGCTGAAGGCTGAAGGCTGACGGGCGTTAGTATTGGTAGGGGGCGGCGCTGGCCATTTCGGCGCGGCGTGCGTCCATCCACTTGCGCAGGCGGGCCTTCCAGCCGGGGCGGGTGGAGATATACTCGGCGATGCGCGGGCCGTTGGCGGCGTAGCGGCTGACGCGGCGGTAGCTGCCACGGGTGAGCAGCCAGTCACGGAACTCCATCCAGGCCGGGTTCTCCTCGCCATAGACCTCGCGGGCGACCCAGCACATGGCGGCGGCCGAGCCGATCTTGCCGACGGCACCGATGGCCGACCCTGCGATCTGACCCCACATGGCGTTGTTCGCGGCGGAGGTGGCCGCGTTGTTGTTGAGGGCCGAGTTATACATGCTCGCCTGCATGTTGGTATTGAAGCTGGAGACATTCCCGGCCATGCCGAGGGCTTGGTTATAGGTATTGCCGATCATCTGCCCCGTCTGGCCGAGGATGCCACTGCCGAGCTGGACACCGGTGCCGAGCGCACGCTGATAGGGATCGAGGTTCACCAGGGCATTGGCCCCGCCGAAGCCGAGCTGGGCGGCGTTCTGATAGGCACCACCACCCTGGCCGTAGATGTTGGCGGTATTGCCAAGCATCCCGAGGGCGGCGGACTGGCGGCCCTGGATACCCTGCTCGCGTGTCTGGTTGGCGGCTTGGGCGTTGGCGAGGCGCTGCTGGTAGCGGGCATCGGCTACGGCCGAGCGATTCAGGATCTCAGCGGCGGCGGCACCGGAGCCGACTCCGAGCCCGCGTGCGGCGAAGGCACCACGAGCAGCTTGCGAAGCATTGCGGGCTTCCTCGGCATTGAGCGAGCGGCCGAGGGCCAAGTCACTGGCGGCATTGTCATAGAGATTCTGCTCGATCCCGTTAGCACCTGAGAGCGCTCGACCCTGAGCATCACGGGCGACGGCACCGGAGAGATCCCCGAGTGCATTGATCCGGTTCCCGGTATCGGCCAGGGCGGCAGCTCCCTGCTGGAGAGTGGTGTCGATGACCCCCTTGGCCTGACGAGTGTAGGCATTATCGAGATTCCCGCCGATCTTGGAGACTGTCCCCAGTTGGAGCCTCTCCATCTCGGGGTAGTAGGCGATCTGAGACTTGAACTGCTGATCGACCGCGGCGCGGGCCTGCTCGTTGGCAGACTGCATCAGCTTGGCATAGTCGATCTGCTGAGGCTTGTCGGGGACTGGTTGTGATTTGGATCCGCCCATAATGGTAGGGGTTTAGGCTGAAGGCTGAAGGCTAAGTGGCTGAGTCGAGGGTCGAGAGTCGAGAGTCGAGGGCTAAGAAACCGAGGTGCCCGACTCTTCTTGCCAAGTGATCCCACTTGTAGGCGTGGATGTTGTGCGGGCGATTGCGTGCGGCCCGATACCAGAGGACGTAGGTGTGAGGATGGGGAGCCACTCTGAGGAACTCGGCTATTGGACTGTTGGACTGTTGGACTGTTGGGGAGGCAGCCGCCAGCTCGGTGAACCATGCATTGATCGGCAATCCCTGCGCCTCTGCGTCTCTGCGCGAGATCATTTCCGTTCCCGTCCAGTGACATTCCTGGGCGAGGAGGAAGACTTCCGGAGTGGAATGAACCAGACCACACGAGAGATGCCCCCCGAGGAGTTCCTCGAAGGGCGTCATGCAGTTGGCCGCCTGCCATTGTCGTGCGATTTCCCATGCGAGCATTAGTATCGAAGTCTGACGTAGCCAGCACTCCCCCATCCTCCCGGAGCATTGTAATTTCCACCTCCGCCACCACCACCGCCATACCCGCTGCCGTTTCCTCCTGCTCCATAGTTTGAACCGGAGCCGCCACCGCCATAACCGGTGCCATCGCCCGAGCCTCCACCGTTTCCGCCGCGAGCGTAACTATAGCCCGACTCTCCGGACGCACCATATGCCTGATTGCCATAGCCGCCGTAGCCGCCGTTTCCGACCGCTCCTAGTGCACCTGCGGTTCCGCCACCACCGCCGCCAGCATAGGCTGCTAGTCCGGCGACCGAAGAGTTTCCTCCCGTTCCGCCGCCACCTACGCCCGCGGAGCTATTGTAGGAGCCTCCTCCGCCACCACCTCCAACGTAGTAGTTAAAAGCTGATCCGGGGCTTGTTGTAAATTGCCCAAAGGAGTACCCGCCGCCGCCGCCGCCACCGCCAAAGTTTCCACCTCCAGAAGTTCCCCCTCCCCCTCCTCCTACCATCCATGCCTGCATCCTGATAACATTTGTAGGCACGGTGAAGGATCCGCTGGAGGTGTAGGTCGTGTAGTTGGATCCCTTGGTCGTGGAATAGAAATTATTGAAGGAGATGGCCCCCGATGCAGGGATCGTTCCGTTGGTGACAAAGGCATCATTGGGCACATTCGCTCCGCCGGCGTAGTAGCTTCCCAGGGAGACCGCGCCGCTTCCTCCGAACTCGTCTCGGATGTCGGCAAAGCTGATCGGGCCTGTGGATTGGAGGGCCATGGAGATTCTACTTCTTGAGTGATTCTACCTGAGCGAAGAGCTCCTTGATCGCCTCGATCAGGACGGCCACGATGTTTCCGTAAGCCACTGAAAGGTATCCCGTTTCGGCCACAGGGATCACTACTTCGGGAATGACCTGCAGTGTTTCCTGGGCGATCACGCCGATCTGGTGCTCGCCGGTATCAGTCCTGTCGTAGCGCACGCCGCGCAGGCGATTCACTAGGGAGAGAGCGTTAGGGATTGTCTCGACATTGGCCTTCAGTCGGGCGTCAGAGAAGGCCGTGATATTCCCGGAAGCCGTGATGGCTCCGGTCACTGACATGTTGCCGGTGGAGGAAATCGCCCCGCTGGTGATGGCTCCCACGCTCACGGCTCCAGACCCGTCTCGGGCCACAATGGCATTGGCCGTGTTGGCACTGGTTGCCGTGGTGGCCGAGTTGGCGACCTTCCCGGACGTTGCAATGGTAGCCAGTTTGGTGTCGACGATTCCGGCCGCTGCGTCGATGTCGGCATTGACGATCTGGGTCACGGTCGCACTATCGACGAGCGAGTTGAGCTTGGTCGGGGTGACGACTTCTCCGGAGACGAAGGTGCGGCCTTTGGTGACGAGAGCCATAGGGGATTAGGGGGAAATTATGAAGGATGAATGATGAATGATGAAAAGGGAGACAGGCTGAAGGTTGAAATGGGATCCAGTGGGAAGGGGGAAAGGCTGAAGGCTGAAGGCTGAAGGCTGTTAGCTGCTGGCTCTCGACTCTCGACCCTCGACCCTCGACTTATTCCTCTGTTCGCGTCCCTGTCTTCGGCAGTCCGTCCACGGTGGCTTCTGCCGTCACTGCCCGTAGGATCGGCCTGCCTGATGTCGTCCTCCATCGCAGATCCAGCATGTTTGCATTCCTGCGGATCGGCCCCTTGACTGTATAATCTTCCAGTGAGTTCCCATTGTTCGTCAAGCTCAGAATCTCGAAATCGCCATCGGGATCGGTCGTGATGGCATCCATGGCGGCGCTGGCTCCGGACGGGAGGACCACCGAGGAGACGGTCCGCGTCATCCGCTTGCTGGTGAGCGATCCGAACCCATAGCGGCGGGTGACAAGCTGGGCCTGCACGGTGTAGGTGCCACTGCCGGTCGGCTGGTCATCGAGGCCGCTGTCATACTGGTCGAGAAGGTAGAGCTTACCATTGCGTGAGGCCGCATAGAGTCGGCGCTCCGTGCCGTAGTCCGAGACCATGAGGTTGTCTAGGTTGAAGGCATAGCCATCCCGACTCTCCCATGCCTCATTGAGCATGTTGTAGATAAAGAGGGTATTGGGCGTATCGGAGGGGGTGCCGTTGGCCAGCTTGGTGGGGACGGCCAGGTAGTATCTGTTGTTGAAGAAGATTCCGTTGGAGAGGCCGACGGCCGGGACATTGATCTCACCCAGGAGATCGGCGATCGGATCGGAGAGGGGCTTGGTATTGCCGCGGAGCTTGAGGTCGAACTGATTGTCGAGTCGGTAAATCCCGCTGTCGGAGAGGAAATAGACATAGACACCGGCCGTCGCAATCGACCTCCTAGCGCAGCAGCCGACTTCATTGGTGAGGAGCTGGAGGGAGGAGTTGGCCGGGTCGATCGAGATCCCGTCGGCACCCATGACGGCGGTGGCCAGCCAGATCGACTTCCGGCAGAAGACGAGGACCTGACCCTCGGCGTAGGGATGGAGGGCCACGATCTGATCGTTGGAGCCCGCATTCGCCCGGAAGGACTTCAGCAGGGGATCATAGGTCTCGGCATCGAGCACATCGCTGATGATCACCTCGTCGCGGTTTCGGGCCATGAGCAGGGTATTGTTCGTGTAGGTGACGATGGAGCCCGAGGGCATCCGGCTAAAGGTGGGTCCTGCCGGGTGGGTGCCGAGGCCGACCCTGACGAAGTTCCCCGTGCCTCCATCCCAGACCAGGGGGGCGCAGACTCGCCGGGCAAAGGCCACTCCGGTCGAGGGGGTGACGGTGCCGGTCGGGACGGCAAAGGTGAAGGTTGTAGTCGTGGGGACGCTGGCAATCAGGAAGTCGGCATTGTAGCCCGCCTGATCGCTTCCATAGATCCGAACCACTTGGCCGACTGCGTAGCCGTGGGGAGTCGGCGTGGTGGCGGTGGCGGTGCCGGTCGTCTGCGTCAGCGAAGAAAGACGGTACTCCACCTCATCCCGCCAGCGCAGGAGATAGAGCCTGTCGAAGGCCTGGGTCAGCGAGACATCATCACCGGGCAAGATCAGCTCCGTGACGGGTGATGAGGGATAGCTCTTGGTGATGAGGCTGGCACCCTCCCGCCAGAGATAGGCGGCGTCGGGTCCGGCGAGCACGATGTATTCATTGGAGTCATCCAGTCGCGGAGAGGAGTAGAGACCGGCGGCAAAGACACCTCCCGAGTAGGTCGAGCGAACGACCGGGCCACCATTGAAGGTGATGGTTCCCGTCGCCGGGGTGGCCGGAGTCCCCGAGACCGTGATCGTGAAGCTAGTCGAGGTGGGAACGGTCCCCACGGAAAAGTCGCCATTATACTCGGGCTGAGTCGCCCCTCGCAGATTCACGATCTGGCCTGCCGTCTCGCCATGAGGAGCCGAGGTCGTGACGGTGGCGGTCGTGCCGACACGGGTGATGGAGGTCACACTGATGTCGGTGCCTAGCGTGAAGTCGAGGACCAGCTCCGTATCACCGGCCGCGATGGCATCGGCCAGGCGCTTGGCTCCCTTGCGGGTCTGGGCCACGCCCCGGTCGAGGCGCATGTTGACCGCGAGCTGGACCATCCCCTCCTTGAGCTGGAGAGGATTGATGCGGGAGGCCATGCCGATGAAACCGGAATCGCCTTCGCGTTGGGCGGGATTGTCGAGAGACATAGTAATAATCAGGTGTAAATAGAATTGGATTACCCAAGAAAGTGACCAGAGAAGGACCCGTAATTCCCATCTGTATGTAGTGCGCTTGGCCCGCTTTCATATCGGATTGTCGCATAATCACCCGCATTCAGATAAAGATGACCTTCAGCAATTAGCGAGAGCCGCCAAGAAAACATCCTGAATGCAATAAAGCCAAGCCCCCCATAACCCGTTCCATTTACATAAATAGCTGTCCTAAATTCCCCGCTGGGGCCACTTGCCGTAAGCTGATTCCACTTTAAGAAGTAGGTACCACTTATCGGAGCCGTGAATCTACCATTGGTGGCATTGAGTCCGTTTCCTCGGTTGAATAAAATCGTGTATTCAGAAACATCGTTACCAGGTGCGGTTGCCTGAGAGGATCTTGCGTGAAACGCAGGCATGCCCGGTGTGGTAAATACTGGAAGCGTAAGAGACTTGGCAGACAGGTCGAGGTTGTCGGCTAGTTGGGCTGCTCCGACGGCCTTGAACCGGATGTCACGCTGTTCGATCTTGGGCATGGGGTGGAGAAAATTATGAAGGATGAATGATGAATGATGAAAACTTGCAGCCCGCTGGCTCTCGACTCTCGACGCTCGACTCTCGACTCAGACAACGGCCCTGCCGTTCTTCACCCGCTCCCGCATTTGTGCCATGGTCAGGCCGGTGCGCCATTGGATGTGAGGCTCGTCGATGAACTTCCAGTCCCCTCCCCATTCGAGTGTCGGGAACTCCTTCACGATCTTGCCGATCTCTTTGTAGAGGGGTGAGCTGCCGAGGTATTTTCCATCCGGGGTGAAGAGCCCCACATCCACGGCGATGCCGAAGTTGTGATTGCTCTCCCCGCCGCGTGCCTTGGTGACGACGGGACCGGGGGCGGTGCGGCCCTTGGCGTAGAGGGCATCCTGCTCGGCATAGGTGCGGGTGCCGGAGATGTATTTGCACTCCAGTCCCTTCTCCTGAAAATGCTTCTTGAGCTCGATCAAGAGATTGGCAAAGGTCGGCTGGACCTTCAGGAGAAGGGTGGCGATCACCTTGGCGGAACGAGGGTCAATCATGGGGAAAGGCGAAAGGCTGAAGGCTGAAGGCTGAAGACTGTTAGGTCAGAAGCAGAACGGGATCACTTGGTGACTCCTCGGATTTTCTCCCAGGAGCGAGCGCCGGTTAGACCGAGGAGGCCGAAGAGGACGGTGTTGAGCGCATCGTGATCAAGGGCGACGACGGGTGCGGGATGCTTGGTGAAGAGCGTGTAGAAGAAACTGAAGAGGGGCTGTCCCACGAACTGCCATGCGAACGCCGAAGCGCAGACCCATCCCACGGCGGGCCTCCAGGATGAGGCAAAGAGGTTACTGCTTGAGGCCTCGATGGCGTTGACATCGGTTTGCGCCTTGCTCATCTGAGCCTCCATATCCATCAGCTTGACGCTGAGTTCCGCCTGGATCTTGGCAGCTTGATCCCGGTCGGGAACAAACTTGTTCACGATCCCGCCGATCGTCGTCACCATCTGTGGAATGTCCCAGGGCATGTGGATAGGGGAGGGTTAGAAAGTGAAAGGTTAGAAAGTGAAAAGTGGAATCTGAAGAGCTTCAGTCATTCTTCATTTCCTAAAAGTCGTGCCTTGGCCGGATCGTCGCCGGACGCAGGGGGTTCCGGCTCCCCGGCCGAGGCAAAGGGTTTGATTAGAGATTCACAGGGATGAAGGGGATGAAAGGGATAGGGAAAGGTTGAAGGCTGAACCTTCAGTCATTTCTCATTCTTCATTCTTCATTCTTCATTTGCTGAGGATCCTGTCCTCGATTCGGCGGGTGCGCTGGTCGATCTGTGTCAGTGTCGCCATGGCGGCGGCCAGCACCTCGCGGCGCTGGGCGGCTTCGCTCTGGAGTTCCGAGAGTCGAGCATCCTGTGATTCGTTCAGCTTTTCGACCCGTTCCATGCGGAGGGGGAGTGCCGAGTAGAGGGAGAGAAATGTCCAGAGCGCCGCAGCCCCGGAGCAGGCCGCGACCAAGGAGATGACCAGCGTCAGAGGATGAGGGAGAGGGGTCGAGTTCATGGGTTAGAAACCGATTGCGGATTTCAGCTTGGTCAGCAGGCCGGGTGAGTCGGCAGATGGATCGGAAATGGGAGGTTCGATAACCTCCGTGATCCAATTTGGAAGCGGAGTGTCGGCAGGGTCGAGTAGGGCCTGCCACTCGTAGTAGAGAGGCTCACCGACGGGTTGCTCAAATCCGCTCTCGTCCTTTGAGTAGGAGGCATAGACGGGTGAGGGGATGATATTGACGCCCCAGACTGGACGGCATGGCGAGGGGTTCATCCATAGCCAAGGTAGATCTGATGCGTCTTGTAGGGTTGTGGCGCGGAAGGTTCTCATGGTCATGGGAGGCCGAGTCCAAGGCCGAGGGTTTGTTTATAGAGGGAGTAGAGTTGGCTTGTTGAAGTCGAGAGGTTCCCGATTAAGCTAAAAGGGATCGTAAAACTTCCACTAGGTGCGCTTGCAGCAAACCCTGCGCCAACCTTGCATGTGTTGAGAAAACTGGTAGGTAGCACGGAGTAAGCACCACTAAGGGGTGCATTGTTATCAGCGTGGGTTGAAGCAACCCCGCCAACCACTTGTGTGATGAGGCTCTTGGGACGGTTTAATGTGTAGAGGTAGGCCGAATCGGTGGAGTCCCATACCCAGTTTTCATTGCCTCCAGTCCTCGTCGTGAGATTAGGCAACATATATCTTCCACGATATGTGCCGCTGTTTCCTGCCCCAACGCAAACAGCTATGCCATCTGAGCCAGCGGTTGATGCGCCATGATTAAATGTCGCTATTTTGGAACCATCTTCGGCATACGGAGTAGCAACCACCATGTTTAGCAGTTGGCTTGTCGAGGAATAGAACGTGGACGATAAAAAGCCTCCCGAATTTCCAGTCGCGCAATTTATATGCTGCGTGGTGGCCGGACTAAACCTTATCCCATTCGCCCCCCAGACTGGAGCGTTAACCAGAGTCCCATTGAACTGACCTAGCCCACCAAGCGAGAATGCCGTAGTGCCGCTCCCTGCATTCTGACTAGCCCTCAAAGGCCAACATACCATGCTATTCCACAAGCCGAGTGACTTGATCCCTCTCACGAAGTCGGAGATCAGTCGGCGTGAGTCGGAGTAGCCGGTGATGATAGGGCCAATGTTGGGAGCGGTGACGGTTCCGTTGTTGGTCAGCGTGTTCGTGCCGTGAGAATCGGCGGTGACGCTGTTCTGGTTCAAGGCCCACCAAGAGACGAGGTTCGTCCGAAGTCCGCTGTCTAATGAGGCGTAGGTGCGGCCTGCGCCATTGTTCCAGAGGGCCGTGACTTCGGAGGCGGAGAGTGCCTTCTTCCAGAGTCCCCAGCCCGCAAGGTTTCCTGTAAGAAAATTACCAAACGGTTCACTCCCAAGTCGTGTGATATTCGTTGTGTTGGGGAACGTCCATCCTGCCACAGCCGTTGAAAAAGTCCTCGTGCCGCCGTTTATGGAAATGAAACTTTGGTTTAAGGCCGAGTCCCAGCCGCATTCAACGAAATTCCATGTGCTTAACACAAACAAAGGTGAGGCAACATTAACGTCGTTGGAGGCATTGTCGTTTCTTAATGAGAAATTAAGTCTGGCATTGCCATCAATTCGTTGGATCATCCACCCGCTATTGGCAAACGACACATGAGAGCCCTGAGAGGCTAGACCGATCCAAGTCGGCGCATTCGACGGCATGAAGAACCATCCAGCAACCGTGAAGCTCTGACTCTGGCATTGGAGGTTAGCCGCCGTGGAGGTTAAGGACTGACTACTAGCCGAAGTAAACGACGCCGCATTGTCGTAGCTCGACGGCGTCTGGGTTCCGCTCGCGATCCCGGCGCGGCTGAAGTAGGCCAGGGCGTCGGGGTCCTGGCCGCTTCTCAGGATGATATTGGTCCCCGCGGAGATCGGCATGGCTCAGGCGAGCTGGGTCTTGAGCGAGAAGAAGAATCCCTGGCCGCTGTTCGGCGTGAAGGCCGCACGGACTTCAGGGATAACCCAGAGCGAAGTCGATCCGCTTGCCAGCGTGAAGGGGAGCGAGCTGCCAGATCCCGAGAAGGATCCCATCGTGTAGGCCGAATCACCGCTGCCGGAGGTCTGCCATCCAGCGAGGTCGATGAAGCCGATCCGGCTGGCCCTGGTGGCCCAAAGGCCGGAGCTCCATGTGGTGCTTTGGTCATCCGCGGAGACTGCTGATGTGTAGAGATGGAGCCGGATGGTGGCGCTGAAGCTGGCCTGATTGGTCACTCCTCGTGCCGCGACGATGTAGCCCGACCCCCCGGCGACCGGGATCACATTGGAGAAGGCTTGTGTGCCAGTCATCGTGGGCCTGATGGCCGCGCCCGCGACATAGGCAGTCGTGTTGGCTGGCCTGGTGAAGTCGAGATTTGAGATGACGATGGGCGAGAAGTTCGAAGCGGTCGCAGAGACGACCAGGTTGCCGGAGGCATCGGCCCGGAAGGGGATGTTTCCGTTGGCGGACTTGCCGACGATCAGTGTGGAGGGATTGCTCATAGTGATATGGGGTGGGTTATGGGGAGGGGTGAAGGGGATTTACCATGAAGCTCATGGAGAGCATGAAGAGGAGAGATGATCTGGTTAGTCCTTGATGGGCTTCATGGTGAGGTTTCTCATTTCTGATTCTCAGCCAACTCTTGCCGACCATCTTCCTCCCATGCCGCCGACCTGGAGGCCGATCTTGTCGCTCTCTCGGATGAGGTGGCCCTCGGCCCGGTATTCCTCGTTGTTGGCCTTGTCGAGCTGGCCATCCTCTCGGAGGGCGTCACTGGCGATGGAGAGCTTCAGGTAGTCGGCCAGGACGGAGGGGACCGGGAGCTGTTTCCAGTTGGCTCCATTGGGGGGCTGGACGTTGGAACTGGCCAGGATCGCCTCGTAGCAGTGGCCGTCGGAGGCCCTCACGATGTCCCCGGCGGCGTAGGTTGTCGCCGCGCTCCATGACGTCGCGCTGTATTGGTAGGGCCTCAGCCGGTAGTGCACCCATACGTCGGATGCCTCGATGTCGGGGTCAAGCAGAATCCTGTCATTCCTGAGAGAATAGCCGACTTCCTTGGGGTTGAGCGTCTTGTCCGGGTCGTCGAGGTAGATGCCAAAGATCTCGCCAAAGGGCTCCTGACCGGCCTGCTCGTAGGAGAGTGAGAGCTCCTCGCCGCTGATTTCCGGGCTGCGCTGCTCGATCCGGCAGAGCTCAGGCCAGCGGTCCCATTCCCAGGCAATGGCGATCCGGGTGTTGAGATACTCGGTGAGCGAGGCGCGTGTGGAGGAGAGGATCGCGGCCGAGGGGTCGAGTCCCATCCGTGCGGCGACGCCGGTGATGATCTTCTCGTAGGTTGTTGTTCTCACGGGGATGAAGGGGATGGAGGGAGCATGAAGAGGAGAGGTGAGTTGGTTAGTCCTTCATGAGCTTCATGCTCTTCATGGTGAATCAGGTTTCAGCCTTGGCCTTGGCCGAGGCTTTGCAGTGCAGGCACCGCGCCCATCCGGCCGATTTGGGCGTTCTGCTGCTGGGTCATCTGGAACTGGAACGACTGGACCCGTGCGTCGATCATCTTTCGGAAGATCTCATCCTGCTGGTAGCGCTGGCTGACGGCGGGGTTGGCCTGGATGGTCTGCTGGAGGACTTGGAGTCGGACCTGCGGGTTGCCGCCCTCCTTGAGCGGGGGCTCGGCACCGGCGGCGATCTTGGTGAACTGGACCTGCTCATCCTCGGCCTCGGCGGCGGCGGCCACCCCGGCGTCGCGGACAAGAGCCTCGCCCAGGACGGGATCCACCGCG